AAGGCATGATAATATGAGTATATAAATTAATTAAATTTATGTATTACATTAAAAAAAGAAAGAGGTTTAAAATGAATAACTCGCAAGTAGTTCACGCATTTTTTTATCAAGAAAAAACTGGAAAAACAAACGGAAAAGCTCCATCATGTCATTTTGAAAATGAGAAATTTTTCTCGTATGGCACAATTATAGGGCAAATAGTAAAGGGTAAAAATAATAAAAACATTTTAATCACTTCATATAATAGCCATTCAAACACTACGGCAAAACATTTAAGTGCTTTAAGATATGCATGCCCATATGATATAGTAGAATTAAATACTATTAGGGGGCAATCAAGCTTTTATATAGAAGAGCAAGTAAAAAAATCACTTGAATATTTAAGCGAATATGATGAAAATTTATTTTCAAAAAAAGATAATAGGGATGAATTTACAAATAAATATGAATCACTTGAAAAAATAAACAATTTATTATACAATGTTAAATTTACAAAGAAAATAAAAAATAAATATGAATCTATTCATGATGAAAGTAAAATAAAAGAATTAAAAAGTAAAATAAAAGAAAAACAAAAAAAAGAGCATGAAAAACTAGAAAAAGAATTAAAATCATATATTAAAAATAACAATTTTTCTCAATTATGCGGTCTTGTTTATAGTCGTTTTTCTACTATTGATAATAAGTTAAAAGCAAAATTAAAAAAATATATACAACCTGATAATGATGTGAGCATTATATATTTTAATGGTGATTACCTCAAAACATCTCAAAACATTAAAGTTGATAAAGTAGAGGCATGTGTTTTAATTAGATTATGGAAAAATAATAAATTAAAGCATGGCATGACTATTTTAGGATATACAGTTTTAGAAGTAAACAAAGATTTTATAAAAGTAGGATGTCATAAAATTACAACCGATAATCTAAACAAATTATATAATGAGATGTAAAAAATAATTTATATAGTTGTTAGTTCATAAGAGGGGTAAAATCATGGCTTTAGATATAAAATTTAAAGATAACATAAAATCAGATATTAATGCAATAGAGGCATTAAATGTTATAAAGGATTATACAAACTTAAATAACTATAAGGATGTTATAAAACTTTTAATATTTGAAAAACAAAAGAAAATAAAAAGAAAGGTAGGTTAATATGGTTATTTGTTTAGAATGTGGTACAGACTTTGTAAAGGTTGATACAATAGAATTATGTCATGGATGTTATATAAAAAAATATACAAAACCTGATTTAATTTGTAAAGACTGCGAAAATAAACTTTCATCCAATGATATTATTTTAGAGGCTGGAAAAGAGTCATGCCCAAGTTGTGGTAATACTGGCAATATATGGGATGCGATAACCTTTGTGTAATAAATAGGTTACATTATATGTAAATAAATGTAACAAATATGATACAATGTATTGAATAAGTAAAGTTATATAGTATAATATAGATATAAAAGAAAGAGGTAAAAACAATGGCTAAATTAATCAATTTTTCAATTAGTGAAACATCGGGACGTACATTTGAGTTAAGCCTTGAGGATTTACAAAAAGCCTATATCGAATTAGGTGAAGAGCTTAATGACGATGTAACAATAGAAGACATGATAACTGAAGTTTTAGGTGATGACCTTACAAATTTAGATGAATTTGAAAAGAATAACGATTATTTTGAATGGAATTTAGAAGAGGTGAATAATGTCTAATAATAACTATATAAATAATTGTAAATAATTGTAACATATATGACGCAATGTGTTAAATAAGTAAAATTATATAGTATAATATAGATATAAAAGAAAGAGGCAAAAACATGATAACAACAAAACAAACACTAACAGAATTAAAAAATAAATTATGTATTACACATACTTATTGCCCATGTTTTGAGGGATTTTATGAAACTTCATTAAGTAGTATAATGGATATAAGTGAGTGGGATTTATTTGACAATGCTAACGCAGTTAATGAAGACTTGCAACGTTTTATAGTAACTGAGGCTGATTGTGCATATTTTGACCATAGAAGATGCGAAATAGATATTTCAAAAAATATAATTGATTATTTTAATGATTATTTTAAAGAAAATGATTTAATGGTTAAATTTAAGTTTGAAAGTTTATATTCTCCAAAAGAATACAATTTTTCTACAAATAGTATAAATATTAAAGTAGTATATACAACCGATTTTATAAGATTTTTAAATGATTATACGCATAAATATATTAATGAGTTTAAAGAGTTTATTAAAAATCGTTATACATCACGTAGTGGTTTTATATCCTATTACTCTAATAATTATATTGACTGGTTTGAATTTTTAAATAAAGATACTTTAATAGATAACGAAAACATGCATATATTAGGATGTTTTTTAGACTTCTATTTTAATAATGAAAACGATGATATAAATGAATATATATATGATTATGTATATGAAAAAATGCGGTCTAACAGTTGCATAACAGAGTATCTAAATTATGACGCTCTTATTGATGCAGTTAATAAAAAGTTTAATTTAAATATAGGGTATTTAGAAGAGTTAGAAAAGTAATTAATATAAACAATTGTAACATCATATAAATAAAGTATTGTAAAATATATAAAAGTATAGTAATATAAATAAAGAAAGTAGGCAAGCATGGATAATCAAATTTTAACAATTATTTTAATTGTAGTATCAATTTATTTAATGGGATTTTTACACGCTAAACATTTATATAAACCTACATTTTATAGTGATTTATTTAACAGATTAAGAAAACGCTCAAACGTTTAGAAAGGTAAAAAGTAAAATGAAAAATCAAGTATTATTTTTAATAGTGGGGTTATCAATCGGCATGCTAATAATGATTAATCAAGTATGTAGACAAAAAGATAGTACAATAAGGCTATTAATGAAAAATAGCAACAATGTAGAATCTATTCAATCATGCCCAAAAAATCTACCTATATTAAATATTAAGTAATGTAAATTAATACAAATAATATATTGTAATTAAATTAAAAGTATGATAATATATAAATATAAAAGAAAGAGGTAAATCATGGAAACAATTTTACAAAGTTTAACAAGAATTGAAAACATTATTTATTCTGTAGCTTATGACGATTTAACGCCATATTTACAAGGCGTTAGGGATGTTATTAACATTGTTAATGGTGAAGAGCCTAGCAATGATGTTGCAGATACTATAATGCGTAATTTAAAAGACCTACAGTTAGGAGAATAAACATGACATTAACAAAAGTAAAAAAGACTAGAAAAATAAAAGAACATGGAATATTTAAAACACTTGGATTTTATAATCTAAAAGAATTAGAGGATTTTAAAAAAGATGTCCAAGAAAACCACAAAGAAAATTGTTTATTTAATGATGAAGAGTTTGAAGAGTTAAGCGACAATGAAGTGTTTGAAAAAATGCATGATGACATATCAATGTTTTATGACGATGAAAAAGAGCTATTAAATAAAACACTAGATAATAATATTATATGTATAGGCTCATTGGGTTTATGGAATGGTAGAAAATCAGGTTATAAAATTTTAGGTAATAATTTAAATGAAGTTTTAACTTCTTTTGATTGTGACGATGTAAAGATTTTTGCCGATAGATTTAATATAAAATCAATTGCAAGTCATCATGATGGTACTAATTATTATACTTTTAGATTAATAAAATCTATGGATAATATTGATAATCTATGTAATAAAATCTATGTAGGGGACAATATAAGTAACTCAATGTTAAATTATTATACATCACCTTTAGGGCATGAAATACAAAAAATATACGGCTATTAATCTAATTAATAGACTTATATATATATATATATATAAATACCTCTTTCTATGGGCTTTTAACGTACTTAAGCCCATTTTTATTATATTATTTAAACGGCACGTTGCTGTTTGTTTTGTAACAAATTGTAAATATAGTACATATAGACTATTGTATTTTAAATAAAATAGTGTTATTATAAATATATAAAGAGGTAAGACAAACAAAACAAATTGAAAGAGGTAAAACATGAATGCATTACAAAACAAAAACACTTTAAGTGTTGACAATTTAATCATAGGATATTCAAAAGAATATAAATCTAAAATTAAAATTGATATTGAATTAAAAATAAAAAATAATGTTAAAAGTTGGGAAGACTTAAGCACATTAAACAATGTTATTGAATTGAGCATGTCGGCTAGTGTAGGTAATAGCATGGGCGGTCAATGTTTAGACAGTATCAAAGAATTAGCATTAAAAAATGATATTGAATATAAAAACAATATGACTAAAAATAAATTAATTGAATTGATTGATATATGGCAAAAATACCACTTAAACGACTTGCAAGCAATGAGCAAAAGACAGTTTGAGTTATTCAAAAAGCATGGTAATGATGAATTATTTTTGAATATGTGTAAAGTAGAAGAGGCAAGGAAGAAAGCAACTTGCAGTTATTCAAGTTTTGATTACCATGATAAAATAAATCTATTTTTTAGTATTTATGATATGCAAAATATGGAAAAAAGAAAAGAACTTGAGGCACGAAAAAAAGAACTAAAAACAATAATTGATTTATACCCACATGAAGCTACAAAAGGATACCAAGAGGAACATACAACAGATTGTAAGATTGATTTAACATTCTTAAATATTGAATTTAAACCTATTGTAATTAATAATTACGGTCATAGGGCAATGTCAACAACTAGATACTACAATCACAAGCAATTTGGATGCAAAAGAAAATACATATATAAATATGAGCGTCAAAACATAACAAAAGAGATTAGGAGCATAGACAATAAATTAAATAATGATGTTAATTTATATAAATATGGTACTAGCTGGCTTTTCAAAATTATTCCCAATGAAATAATAAACGAATTGCATGCCATTGTTGAGACTTTGAGCAATGATGTAAATTTAATTAATGAAGTCATAAATGATGATTTTACAAGTAAGTTAAAACATGATATTGTTAATAAAGGCTTAACAAAAAATAAATTATGGGGCAATCAAAGTTGTATTGAATATGAAATAACATTAAAATATAAAGAAAATCAATATACTTTTAGCTTTTATACTGGTATAGCTCATGCACATCCAACAATAAATGATATTTTAGAATGTTTACAATCTGATTGTAGTATGTTATATAATTATGATAATTTAGATGATTATGCAAGCGACATGGGTATAGAAAAACCATCTGAAGCAGTAACTTCATGGGATGCAATTAATAACCAATATAATGAGCTTAAAAATCTTTTCAATGATGATTTTGATATGTTTTTAAATAGTGATATTAGTTAGTAAAGAAAGGGTAATAAAATGTGTAATGTGCTTTTTAAAACATCTAAAAATATAAAAAAGATATTTATACAAATTTGTAAAGAATATTCATGGATGCATCCTGATTTTTATTATCTAATAACATATAATGAAACATTGCAAAAGTTTATTAATATAAAAGTTATTGAAGAATTTTTTAATAATGATACCAATGTAGAATTATATTATAATGAAATAAAGTGGAAAACAAGCGGAATCAGTAACAATAAATATTTAGATGATTATAAAAATATTATACATGACACATTGTCTCAAAAATATAATGTTGAATATGTAACTAATTTACATAGGTTTGACTGTGATATTGTAAAGCTAGTAGAAAGGTAAAAAATATAACTATTAGCTAAAACGTTGAGACGTTTTTATAAACACATTTAAATATAAATTATAGGTTATGTATAATAACCTATTTTTTAATATATAAGTATAAAAATATTAAATATGTTTTTAGATGCTTAATTGATTTTTTAAAGTGTTTTAAAAGTAAGTATTTTCTATACTCTTTTAAATATACACATATTATTTATATGAGCATAACTTATATTGAATCTAATTTATATTATATAACTTATATATAGCATGGCATTATTAAAGCGTAATAGTTATGAGTAAACAAATACCGCAGTATTTGAGCGAATAACTATGAAGCGTTTATATAAAGTAAGTAAATATTGAATTTTACATAAAATAATAAAAATATCTGAGTAAATAATATAAAAATAATAAATATATTAAGTACCAGAATATGTTACATAAATATATATAACTTTACAATAACCTACACCAATACAACTTTATTAACAATTGTAACAATATCTTAACATACTCCATTTAATGTATTGCATTATTATTTACATTATAGTAATATAATTGGGTAGAAAGAATTTAGGAGTTAAACCATGATTAAATCATTATTAAGAACATTACTATTATTTACATTACTTATTATTATATGTGCATTCGTAGATACTGCACAAAGAGCTTTTAATACATATCCAACATATACATTTTTTATGGTTATTATTGGATTTATAGCTACATTATGGCACTGTTTAATCAAGAGCATTATAAATTAATAGTTGCTTGTGTTAGTACCTAAAATTAATTTAAGGCACGTTAAAAGCTCTTATATATACAGGTAATTTATATAATGTAAATAATTGTAACATCATCTATATAAAGTATTGTAATTAATATAGATTAGTTGTATTATATAAGTGTAGACAAACAAAGAGGTATAAAAGTGAATTTAATTAAAAAAATAACTAACAATAGTGAAATAATCATTGGTTTAACAATTATATTAGCAATAGTTATTTATTGTATTAATAATTGTGGGGTAAACTATTATGCAGGATAAAATAAAAATTGTAAATTTAATAAACATTAAAAATGATGACATTATGTTGAATTTTGAAGAGACTATAAAATTTGGATACAATCCAAGTATATTATTTCAAAACAACCAAAGATTAATAATTGTAAAGTAATATTACAAAATATAATAAATATAAAATAAAACGCTTGACAAAGTGTTATTAGTCATGTTATAATAAGGGAGTAAACAAAAAAGAAAGAGGTCATCATGTTAAAATCATTACTACTATTTACAATTAAATCATTTATTGCAACGGCAATTCTATTTACATTTATCAGCTTATTTGTATACAATTTAGATATACAAGAGTCTCACTGGAAAGGTAATAAACAAATAATTACTAATCAATATTCTATTGTACAAGCATTAGAACCATTAGAGCTATTAGATAGCTATTTTAATGAAAAGTAAATAACTCCATAAACTATCCCTAATTCCAAGTTATTAGCCTACTATTTAATATAGTAGGCTTTTTATTATATATTCTATATTAGAGCATATAAGACGATTTAAACGCTACTAAATTATTTATGGTATATTTGTACCTAAACAATATTTAACAAGCATTAGATGTCATTGTAGGCTTGCATGCTATTACATTAATGAATCGTTTATATAATCTATCTTATATAATATAATAAATATATAGTATGTAGTGGGATGTTCTATTGGCATGCTTTATTAAACGGTTACGTTTATGGTGATTATGTGTATAGTTATGTTAAGATATATTAATTTATATATTGTTAAGTAATGTAAAGTTATGTTACGTATTGTTAAGTTATATTAATAACAATTCTTAATACGCCCCCTCTTCTTTATATTGCTTAATGATTGAGAGTGGTACCGAGGGGCTTAGATAATATATAAATTGAGTAAAATAAATGAATTATACATAATATATAAAATCACGAGAATAAATAGGCTATACATAAGTTACGAACATATAACTTACGCCCTATAAAAAGTATACCTATACCCCCCAATAAAGGTTTAACATATATTATAGCATACATTAAGTTAGTTAATTGTTACTATAACAAACTGCGCGTTGCCGTTTGAATTAACTATTAACCCTTTACTAATCTACAAAATGCAGTTACAAATTTAATAGATATAATTTCTTTTTTATAGAATCCTATGCCCATGTATTTATCTAACACTTCATTTAAATTTTCTGGCTTGTCTATTAATGTTACATATTCTGTATCACTACAAGTTATAATTTCGTATAGATATGTATTTTTATATTCTGTTTTATTCATAATTCTATTCCTTTCTCTTTCAATAAAATCTTAGCTGTTTCATACTAATACTCCCATTCTGTTTGTTGTGCTTGTTGTTGTATGTTTTTATGCCATTTCATAATTTGAGGAGGTGCTAAATATCTAAATTCGTTAGTCAATTCTTCAATAAAAGCATCTATAAAATTAAGTGGTTGATATTCAAAAATATATTTATATTTGCAAGCTAAAGAATTTACGTCAGCAGGATAGGGGTTTAATATTAACAACTTCACAAAATTACTTGGCTTTGTTAGGTCTGGATATAATAATCCAGACTTAGAGCAATGATTTATACACATAGCTCTACCCTCTTTATCAACTACCTTTGAACCTACACATTGTAGCTTACAGGTTATTTTTGGCTTTATCCCTAATAACTTACAAAGTTCTTCTGATTTATTCACTGTTACAATCCTTTCAATTGGTTTATATAATTTCTAACTTGAGTTATAAAACTACCTTTTATATTTTTTATAGCAGGAAGTTTGGATAATTTCTCTTTATTTTCTTCTGAAAAATCTATTACTTTTATATCTTTTATTTCCATCTCTCCTCGCTTTCTTTATAAGTTAATGCAAATCTAAGGTAGTTATCATCTTCTGACATAGCCGTATCAACTATTATTATGTTTCTATTGTGTTCTAAAAAAAGTTTACATCTTGCTCTAATGTATCTGAGCTAAATTGTGTAAATAACTTTACTTTATTCATAAACTATAATCTCCTTCATAACTTGGTCTCAATATCTTTTTATAGCCCCTTGCTAACATCATTCTTTTATAAGTTTCTGGCGAGCTATATCTAACTATATCACAACTAAACCTATCTACTTGATATAATTTTAATAATTGTTCTGCGCTAATAAAATGCCTATCTCTATCATTTTTAGATATAACATAATCTTCAACTATTAAATATCTTCTACTATAAAAAGATTCTATTGAATCTGTATTGTATGTTGGTCGAAACTTATCGTACAGTTTGATTAATAAATTTTTAATAAATTTAATCATTTTCTCGTAAATCCTCAACACCATGCATAGATACGTTAGTTAAATAATTAACAATCTTATTAAATATTTCCAAGCATTCTTCTTTAGTATCAAATACTATTGGTTGCATATTTACTATTAAATTTAAACCATCTTCTGTAATGCCTAATGTAGTTATGTTTGGCATATTAATGTAAACATTTGTTTTAGTTATTAAAATCATTTTTAATCCTTATCTTTATCTAGTACTGTCGGTAGCCATATAATAGCTATGAGTAAAAGAAATATGATATATGTAGCTCTATTGAAGTAAGTCATATTCTCTTTATTTATGTACGAATAATATGTAGCATATATTAATCCAATAAACATATATATTATTACTATTATACTAAATATTACTTTGATTTCTTCTATCATATTTAAGTCCTTTATTAAACTGTTAAGTTTATACTATAATTATACATATTTATAATTATTTGTCAATACTAACATTCATATACTTTAATGGTACCTAAAAATGGCGCTATGGGAAAACTAGGTACTGTTTTATATAAATCGTTAATTACTTTATCTTTTGCATTACTTTTATCTACAGCCTTTACATGCTGTGAATAACCCATAAAACTTACTCTAAATACTTTCATTTTTCTCTAAAATTCCTTTATTTTCTTTAATAATGTACTTAAATATCTCATTTATAGCCTTTTCTTGGCTTAAATACCTACTTTTTCTCCAATTTTCGAATAATTCATAGGTTTCTGGGTCCAATCTAAGTTTTTGAGCTATTAATCTATCTTTTTTACGATTTCTACCAAACTTCTTCCAATCTTTATTTAAATTGTTCTTTTTCAATATTATATCTCCTATTTAAAATTATTATATCATATATAATAAAAAAAGCAAGTCTTTCAACTTGCTTAAATACTTTATAATGTGTTTTATCTAACTTTATATCCACTATAATGGGTTTTAATCCCACCAAGAGCGAGAATATTTATTTATCATAAACCAAATTCTATCCCAATGGTATTGTTCTAGTTCATAGTTATCTTTAATAAACTTTCTATATAGTTTTTCTTTCGGATGATTATTATCCCTATTTCTAAAGTCTAATAACCAATCTTCATATCCTTCTGGTTCGCTTCTAAACGAATCTAAATCTCTATATCGATAGATATGACCTAAAGTTATATCAATACGCCTTAAATCACGTTTGTAAAATACGTGGTTTTGATATTTCAGTATTACTGACCTAACTAATTTTAGTTTAGCCTCTAAATATTCTAAAGAGCCAACTTCAAAATCATAATCCATATCATTAAAAATAATTGGAAGTAATACTTTACATCTTTTTATTTTGTATGGTAGATTTTTAAAAAAATAATATATGTTTACTATTTTCCAATTTGGATTAACTATATCATATAGCCAATCAGATATTTTTTCTTTTATTTTCATTTTTATTTTTCCTAACTTTATTTAGCCAACTACTTATAGGAACAGTAGCTACTGGTATAGCATATCTAGTTACTAATGTAGTTATAATTAGCGGTGTCATTATTCTAGTTCCCTTAATTATATTATCTATATTAGGCAGTTTTCTAGTTTTTAATTCATTACATAAATTTTCTTTATGTCTATTAATTAAGTTGTCTAAATATTTACTAATGGATATCCCAGCTATAGTGCCTATTATTGTTTGAAACATTAAGCTAGGTTTTCTTTCTTTAGGTATATTATTTTGTAAATATATAGCTCCACAATATACTGTTCCAGCAAATAGAGATTCTATAAGTGGAAGATTTCTATCTATCTTTAAAGAGAATGCTTTATTTTCTGTTTTTTTTACAAATCTTTGGACAGATTTATTCAATGCTATTATCTTCACTTATCTTTCCTCGATTTAATTCTATCAGCTATTGGCTTTACTGCTACAAACTTTAAAAATGCAAATAATGGGAGTAAAGATATTTTTATAAACCTATTCGATAAAGATTTATAAGAATCGCAAATTTTATTATTTTGATAATAAATACTATTTTTACTATCCTTTAATTTATTTGAAACTTTATCTAAATATTTATTTAAAGGTATAAATATTGCAAATGCAGATACCAAATCTACTAATCCAGTAGCTATAGAATGAGAGCAAGCATATACTTTATCTTTTTTACTTTCGCTATCTTTAGATGGAGTTAGTAGTATTGTAGATGGTCTTATAGCTATGGCTATTCCAGCTACGAATAAGCTATTAAATAATGCAGGATTAGAGTCTGCACTTTTAATTATTGATTGTATATTTTTTGATTTTTCTATTTTGTTTGCTATCTTAGTATAGATATTTATTTGTTTAATATTCAATCTACACTCCAAAATTTCGGGTCTTGTCTATAAATATTTATAGCCATATTTAGTCTAGCATAATCTTCGTTAAAGATAATTTCTTCATAAATTGTTTGTTCTTTTAAGTACTCTTCTAGTTCATTAAATTCTTTTTTATTTAATGTTAAATAAATTGGAGAAAGATAATCTAATGAGCGCAAATATTTTTCACTATTTAGATAGTTTTCTAATTTAGAATTTATAGATTCTATAGATGCTATTTCATATAAATAAATTTTTCTACTACTTAAAAAAGATGGGTAATCGATAGATATAGACATCACTGTTAGCTCAGTAGTTTGAGAATTTAATTCTTCATATTCGATTTGAATTTTTCTTATCGTCATTTATTTTTCTCCATCTAAACTCTCTAATTTTTTGCAATATTATTTGTTTATTTTCATTATCTATATTTGAAAAATATTTATCTCTTACTTCTTTACTTATCTTTATTTCATAGACTTTTATGTCTCTATTATTTTGAAAATATTTTTTACATTGCTCACAAAGTATTACTAAATTGTTTTCTGAATTTCCCTTTTTTGGATTTATTCTATGTCCATGCTTTTCTTTTATATTTTTAAATTTTTTACCACAGATAAAGCAAAAATTAATATTATTTTTTATTCGATTCTTTCTTTTCATTCAAATAGTCTTTCGTTTCCTTAAAAAATACTGCCTTAAATCTTAAATGTGCTGGCATATGAAACATCTTACTTTCTATGCCTAGAACCTTACAGGGTCTTGACCTAACCATTCTATCTTTAGCTGTTCTAAATCCAAAACTCATAAAATTTTCAAATACTATTTGTTTTTTTGTTAATAAGATTTCTTTAAATACTTTTGGTAAAGCCTTAAGTACTCTTAATAAATTCTTTTTAGATATATTTTTATTATACTGTATAGTATCTACTAAATCTATTATTTTTATTTCTTTATATTCTTTATTCTCCACTATTTGACCTTTTAATTTTAAGTAATATCAATAATCTTTCTGTTTTTGCTTTATAATAATTGATTATGGCTTCATTATCTTCATTTATTCTGTTAAATAATTTATTATCAAAAGACTTACATAGCTTTACTTTTGGCTTTAATCTATTTAGATATATTTTATTCTCAATTTTAGGTAAATTAGATACAAAATCCATTTTGTCGCACCATATTCTAAATAATGTTCCAAATTTTATTCTATATCCTTGCTTTATATTATCGATTATACTGTATAATATCAATAAAGTCAAGTATCTCAACTCTTCTTTTTTTATTATATCTTTGCTATCTACATTTAAATTAACTTCTTTAGATAAGATATCCAAAAACTCTTCTGAAATATGTATTGGTAATTTTTGATATTTTTTTAAAGCTTTATAATGTAAAACTTTTTTAGATAATTCTCTTTCTGCATTTACTGCTTTATCAAATTTACCACTATTTAATACATTATTTATTCTATTAGTTATTTCATCTTCTATAATTGGTAAATATGAATTATAAATATCTTTTCTCAATTTAATTAAATCATTGGAGCAATTTTCTTTATCAAGATATATTTTTTTCTCTAATGCTTGATTATTTGCTATTTTTTTATACTTTTTAACAACAGAAGATTTAATCATCTTTAAATATTTTTGATATATTTTATTTTCAAACTTATCCATATTTTCCTTAAAGATATTTTTAGTTTACAAAATAATTATAGTATAATTTAAAAAAATTAACAACTATTGTAAAATTTTAGTATCTCGTGTATTATAAAAAAGAGATACTTAAGTTATATACATATAAGTTATATTAATATAAGTTATTATATTACTTAATAATATTATTTATTATTTTATTTATTATATCTTACTTATTGTATAAATAAGTTATATTATAGTAACTTATTTATATTACTTATTTATTCTTTTATATCTTACTTATTGTATAAATAAGTTATATTAAAGTAAGTTATATTATAATAAGTTATATAGTCTCAGAGTTTTTTGTAAAATATGTTTTTTATAAGTGTTGTAAATTTTTTATTATATTACTATAATTATTTTAGAAGGATAAATAGATATTTTTATCAAACAATAATCATCCTTAAAGTGTGTTTTTTGTACCGAGAATAAGTTTTTAATAAGTTTTCGGTACTTTTATTTTATTTAAGATGATTTCAAGATACACTTTAGGACTATATGGCAGATTTAAGCAATAAAAAACTTATAGAATTAGCTTCAAAAAAAGATTATTGGAAAACTCATCCAGAAGATTTTATGAATGAGATGTTAGATTTTCAATTAGCTATTCACCAAAAAAAAATACTAAGAGATATCATTAAATACAATAGAGTATCCATAGTATCTGCAAATGGTATTGGTAAAAGTAAATTATTAGCAGCAGTTATAGTCTGGTTCTTCTTTTGTTATTTAGAAAATGACCAAAAGAAAAATACTATTGTACTATTTACAGCTCCAAACTTTGACCAAGTTATGAAAAGTATCTATGGTCCAGTAAAAGAATTTATATTAACAGCAGATAATAAATTAAAAAAAGATTTTAATGATGATTCATTATCTCTTTTTGGAAAAATATCTGAAGATAAAAATAGAGCAGAGGTTGCTTATGGTAATGTTAGCTATATAGCTGGTGTTACTGCATCTGGAGAAAATAAGGTAGTAGGTAAGCATGGAACTTATGTTTTGGTTATCTATGATGAAGCTCAAGGTATAGATGATTCTATATTCTCAGATTTTAAAGGGATAACAAAGTCTGGAAAAGTAGTAAAGCAGATAATGATTGGCAACTCTACTATACCAGAAAAACAAGGTAATTTTGGTAAATTTTATAATAGTTTCCAAGATAACTCAATATTTAAAACTAATAAAATATCCTGTTTCGATACTCAAACTTTTTTAGAGTTAGGAATAAAACTAAATGATTATCTAGTAGATGAAAATAATGAAAGTTATTGGAGAAATAAACTAGATAGATATGCTACAAAATTTCATAATAGAAAAATAAATTATTTTGAATATAAAAAAACCGATGACCTAGCTAAATGGGAAGAAGATGTAAAAGATTCTTTGGAACCTTGGAGCCAATGGTTAATTAATCCAATAGCTGTATATGATGAATTAGTTGATTGTGGATTTAATCCAAAATCATATGAATTTTTAACTAGATGTTTAGCTGAGTTTCCAGAAAATGTTGCTCGCTCTCTAATACCTATGAATTGGGTTAATAACTCTATGAATAACTATAATAATGATGACCTTTGGTTAAAAGGTGAGATTGTTATGGGAGTTGACGTAGGTGGCGGTTCTGGGGCTGATGATTCAGCTATTGCAATAAGAAATGGTAATAAATTAATTTATTGCGAAAAGTTTAATTTAGAAATATTTGAATTAATTGATAAAATATCTGAATTATTTAGTGAATATAATGTAGATAGAATACAAATAGAATGTGATGGTATCGGTAAAGATAAATACATTTTATTAGAAAAAACTGGTCTTCCAGTTGTAGGAATACAATCTGGTGGAAGTGCTGGGTCTCAAGATGCTGAGTTATTATTTGACAAAAAAGCAAATGATGAAATAAAAGCTGAATTTAATAGAAAAAGAGATGAGGTATGGTGGAATTTAAGAAATTGCTTAAATCCATTAAGAACACAAATATCTGGTCAACCTCCAATACTTATTCCAAATGATAGAGATTTATTAAAAGAATTACCAGCTATAACATATGATGATTCAAATAAAAAGAAAAAAATAATATCTAAGGATGAACTAAGGAAAATATTAAAGGGTTCCCCAAACAAAGCAGATTCAGTTGTTTTTGCATTTGCAGATTGCGGAGAAACATTTATATCTAAATATAGCTTTGGTGCATTTAATATAGCATCTAATATTGATAGGAATATGTATTAATTAAATGACAAATAAGAGAAATAGAACATCAAAAGTAAATAATGTTTCAGAAGTAATAGAATACACTAAGGCTGACGGAACTACTGCAAAAGAATTAGGAGTACCTGGTCTTTCTATAAGTTTAGGAAAAGTAAAAGAAGATACTCTTGCTATATTGCGTGGTCCTAAGAAGATAAAATTACTTGAAGAAATGTTTAGATATGACCCAATGATTGGCGCATTTAATACTATGCTTCAATCTCAAGTTCTATCAGTAGAATGGTCAGTACAAGCATCTGATGAAAAAAATACAGAATCAGTAGATATAAAAGATTTTATAAATCAAGTATTATTTAAAGATTTATCCGAAGGAACATTTGATGATTTAGTACTAAATGCTATGACTAAATCTGGATATGGTTTTGCTATATTGGAACCAGTATATAAAAAAAGAGATGGATTTAAAAGAGATAGAAACAAATCATCCATTTATAAAGATGGAAAAATTGGAATATCTAAATTTGCTCCAAGATATCAGGGTTCTATAACTAAATTTAATTATGACCCAGAATTTAGAAATATACTTACTATAACTCAAAGAAATCCAAATACGTATGGAGATATAGAAATTCCATATGATAAAGTTTTACATTTTAAACATAATAGTGTAAATAATAATCCAGAAGGAACTAGTTTATATATAAACTGTGTAGTTCCTTATAATAGAAAGAAAAATACATCATTAAGTGAAGACCAAAGATATGATAAAGGTTTTGCTGGTATTTTAAGATTAACATTACCTAGTGCAGTATTGGACCCAAATACAACTAATGCTATGTTTAAAGAAACAGTAGCTTGGGCTAAAGAAACTGGTCAAAATATAAGCGCAGGAAGAAGTCAATCTATTATTGCCCCAGAATATGTTAAGACAGAAATTTTAACATCTGGAAATGATAACTCTGATGCAGATAAAATAATTGAAAGATGCAATAGAGAAATAGCAGTAGCTTTACTCTCTGACTTCTTTTTAATTACTCAAAAATCTGGTAATTCTGGAGCATTGGGTCAATCTAAAATAAAAGTATTTAAAACTTTAATTAACTCAATGTTAGATGAAGTAGCTAATGAATTAAATATGAAACTTATACCATCTTTGATGGATAAAAATAGTTTGAATAGAGAATTAGCCCCAATAGTTAAGCATACAGAAATAGAAGATTTAGATTTAACTAATTTAATGTTATTTATTCAAAGCGCAGATAAGAGCGGACTTATTGCGCCAGACGTAGAAACATCTAACTTTATTAAAAGGAAAGTAATGGGTAAAGATGTTCCTATGACAGATAAAGAAACTTTTGACAAGTATCAAAATAGAAGAGAAACGATTACAAACGACTCTTTAGATAAACCTAACGCATCAACACTTAAAGAATTAGACGAAAGTGATAAGTAGGAATAAAAGTTGAAAAAAAATATCTCTAATATTCAAATATTAAAATCAAAAAATAATAATGAAGATAACTTTGTATATGCAACTATATATGAACAGAATTTATGGACTCATAAAACTACTGGAGAAAAATTTACTATATGTAAGGGTTGCAATTCTAAACATATAATAAAAAATCTACAAGATGGATACTGTCCAGTTTGCGAAACTCCATTAGGAGATTTTCATGGAGACCTAATGTCAGCAGAAGCTGTTGAAAAAGGTTGCTGGTCATATCTTAAAAACATAAGCGATAAAGCTATATTGGCTACAAAAACATTATCTATAATTCAAGATATTATTGATGGTGAATCTGATGTAGATATAACATCAATAGTTAGTGAATTAGCAAAAAATAAATATCATGTTGGATTTTCGCACTCTATATTCAATGAAGACATAGGATATCCAGCAGAAATGCACAATGTTCGTGAAGAATTTGAAGCATTTGGAGATATTTATGAAAAAGTTACTTGGAAGGGTGGCTTTGTAGTTTGTGATAGTATCTTTCAAAAATGTAAAGAAGGAGAGATAGTCGGATTTAGTTTCGGTGGAAATGGTACCTTTTCTCCTCTATTAATGAATAATAATGAGGTAGAAGATGAAGAATAGACCACTAAATGAGATTAAAAGACTTAATAAGGTTACTGAGGTAAGTTTATGTACCCAATATAACCCACCAGCTAACGGTTTTAGGACTTTTGATATTATTAAAAATTCAATAAATAAAGATATGTATTCTGATTTATTTGAAGAAATGAAGATGCCAGAATATGGAGAGTTTTCTTCATATCTTGAACAATGGTTAGAGGAAGATGTAAATAGAGTAGCTTATGGAGCTTTTCTAGATGCACTATTTAATAGTTTACAAGACGTAGTTTATGATTCTACATTGGATAAGCAAGGTAAATTAGATAAATTTAAAGAAAACTTTGATAGTTTTATTACAGAATATCAAAACTCTGTAATTACTAAATCTGAGAATGGTGATATTAAGTTAGACTTAAATAAAAAGAGTACAATTAAACAGGAGAAAAAAGTGGATATCTTAGAAGAATTGAAAAAACTTATCGCTAAAGCTTCTACAAAACAAGAAATTGTTACAGAAGTTGTTGACGAAAAAGTAAAGAAGACTGAGGAAGTCGAAGAAGTTGTTGAAGAAATAATTGAAAACCAGGAGACTGTTGAACAAGAAACTCCAGAAGTTGAGGCACAAGAGCCTGTAGCTGAAACAGAAGAAGTTGTTGAAGAGTCAGAAGAACCTACACAAGAAGTTGAAGAACCAATTGTTGAAAGTGAAGAAGTTATTGAAGAAACAGAAGTTGAAACAGTAGAAGAAGATGCAGAAGTTCTAGAGCCAGAAGTTCAAGCAGAAACAGAAGTTGTTGAAGAACTTGAAAAGAGTGAAGATAAAATCGAAGAGATTGTTAAAGCTAAAGAAGACAAAATTGTTGAGCTAGAAAAACAACTTGAAGATTTTAAAAAGACTCAAGCTGACCAAACAGTTAAATTGGAAAAAGCTGAATTGAGTAAAGAAATTGAAAAATCATACTTAGGTCTTCCAAAGACTAGAGATGAAATAGTAGATACTATTTATGAAATCAATAAAGCTAGTATTTCAGAGGATAGCAAATCATTTATTTTAGAATCTCTAAAATCTTTATCGTCTTTAAATAAAAAAGATTGTCAAGAAGTTGGACATTCAGAAGAAGTAGATGTTAATAAATCATCTGAAGAAATTCTTTCTGATAAAATCAAGAAGACTATGCAAGACCATGACATCTTAGAAGAACAAGCATTATTGGTTGTAACTGAGGGTAGAAGTATTGCAAAGGCTAAAGAAGTTACAGAAATGGTTAGAAAGAGAAAATAGGTAATATAAATATAATTTATAAGGAGTTATACAAATGGCATACACTTATGTTGCTGGCGCAGACTTTACTGGAAAGCAAGGTTTCGCTGTTAAAGCAGATTCAGACAATAGAGAAGTAGCATTGGCTACAGCTAACTCAGTAAACGTAGGTATCTTAGTTGATACTAACACAGAAGGAAAAGCTGTTGTTGTTGCTGAAGAAGGCGAAAGAGTATTAGCAAAACTAGGCGGAGCAGTTACTTTTGGAGATAAATTGAAATCAGACTCAGCAGGAAAACTAGTTGTTGCTGGTGGAACTGGTGATGACAATGTTATCGCAGAAGCAAAAGAAGACGGTTCAACAAATGACCTAATCTATGTAGTAGTAGGTAAGTTCGTTAAATAGTTTTAAGTAATTATTAAAGTAATAAAATATTAAGGAGATACAAATATGGCATTAGACCACTTAGAAGCGACTTTTAATGAAGTGCTTACAAAACGTGCAATTGGATTATTGCAAGATAGAGCTGATTTCGCTGTTATTAATGGCGCAGTTCCAATGATTCCTACTGACAAAATCAGTGGAACATTCAAAGCTTGGAAAGCTGAAGATTTCAGACGTAGAAATTCTGAACTTAGAGGCGATACAGCTAAATTCAAAAGAGTTAATACTCATTTGAAAGATATTTCTTATACCTGTGAAGAAATGGGTTATGAAGAAATGATTGGTGATAGAAATAGAGTTGAAGGACAAGTAGAAGACCTTTCTGCTAAAATGGCTGAAGATGCATATGCAACATTCGATATTAAATTGGTTGATTTGCTTGTAACTGGCGCATTTGGTGCAGAATATACTGGACACGCTACAACTCCTGATGCAACTCACTTTATTCAATGGTCTGAAGCGACTAGTACACCTATCGCTGATATCAAAAAATATAAAGCAGTTGTTAAGGCAAAAATTGGTGTTAATCCTGATTCATTGTTGCTTTCAGAAGATGTATTTATTGCATTGACTGAGAATGCTCAAATCTTGGCTCGTCTAAGAAATGATGCTGACAAAGAAGTTACAGCTCAAACATTGGCTAAATTCTTCGGATTGAAAAATATCTATGTAATGGCTGGTGCAGAAACTACTTCTAATCAAGGTCAAGCAACTCAAACAATCGCTAATATCGCAAGCGATATCGCATTGTTGTATTACAAAGGTAATACAGTAGGTCCTGTAACACCATCAACTTTGAAATGTTACTATAATACAAAAGAATCTGGTCCAAACGGTGTTTCGATTCTTGATTATAGAGACCCATCAATCAAAGCTGACATTCTTCAATTGGTTCAAGATTTCACAATCGTTATCCAAATGAAAGAGGGCGGAGTTCTTTTACTAGACGTTTTAAAATAGTCTAGTCTTTATATCTAATTTATTGAGTAGATTAATTTCTACTCAATAAATTTTATTTTTTATACACTTTAAGGAGAATATTATGGAAGAGATTTTAATTCCTATGGAAGTAAAATATCATATTGAAAGTATCGAATTTTCTGGAGTAAAAGAATATCAAATTGGAGATATTTATTACTATAATCCAGATAGATATATAGATATGGAATTAAGTGATAGTGGATTTTTTAATCCAATAAATAGTTCAAAATGTAATTTTTATTGTAATACTACTGAATTAGATTTTAATGGTAATACATATGAATATGGAGAACTATTAGATATTGAAAATGTAGCAGAAGATGCTTTAGACAACTTATGCTTTATTGGATATATAAAAAAGAAATTAAAAGAAAATAATAAAGAAGTTAAAAAAGAAATAAAAAAGACTTCTATTAAAAATAAAAAAAGAAAAGCAAAAACATTTAAATATTCTGATGTTGCAAAACAATTAGGTATTGCTTTTAAAGATTTAAAAAATAAAGCATCTAGTCTTGGTCTTGAAATAGATAAAGCTAATGATAAAATATCAAAAACAAAAATGAATAAGATTTTAGAGGCGTGTAAATAGTGGCTATTGATTATACTTCAGATATAGGGATGATAAGATTAACCATCGGTGATTTAGATGAGGATAATCTTCATTTTTCAAACGAACAATTAAGAGCTTATATGACCATGACAGGAAATATAGTTTTAGCATCCATATACGCTTGTAGAGCTTGGGCTTCTGAGTTATCATCAACATCTGGAGATATATATAGAGTAGATACTATTGAATATCAAGAAGGTAAATCTAAAGTTGGACAATTAATGAGTATATTAAAGTCATTAGAAGATTCAATTGCTAATGGCACCAATCCGATGTTAATAGGTGTTCCATATACTACTGGTATAAAAGTATCAGATAGAGATGAAAACTTAAATAGAATCGATTCTGGAGAGATAGTAGGACCACAATCTAAGGATGACTCTTATGAGTATATTGATTTAGATAATCAAAACGGTCCATATTACGAAGGATAACTAAATGGCTCAAATAACTATAATACATAAGAAGCAAGGAATGAAGTCTCTAATTAAAAAATTAGTTGAACTTCAACATTTTAATGTAACAGTAGGTATTCATAGTGGATTTGGGCGCAAATTAGTATTCGGAGCAGATGGAAAAAAGAAAAAAATAAATATAGCTACTTTAGCAAAAGCTTTAGAAACATATGCTTCTTGGGAGCAATCTAAAACAGTAAGAATACCAAATAAAGATGGTGAAACTTGGTCTATATTAAAAGCTGGAAAAAGATATGTTAGATATGGTCGTGCATTTATAACTATTTTAACAGAAAACTCTACAATATTAAATAATTTTAGAGCATTTTTAGAAAAGCAAACTAGAACTTTTATAGGTACAAAATCATATAGTCCTAGATTTTATATGGATTTAATAGGTTCAGTAGCAGAAGATACTCAAAGATTTGCACTACAAAATGGTAGAGCAGTTGGTAACGCAGATAATAGTCCTTTTACTATAAGAGTAAAGGGTAAAAATACACCACTACAAGATACATCTAGCGTTTTATCTCCAGCAATATCTCATAAATTAAATAATGATAGAAATAAATTATCTAAATTTCATAAAGACGTTTTAACTATAAAGGATTCTATGATAGTAGATAAACTTATAGCAGATGTAAATAGAAAAAAATAGATTATTCTATTGTAACAATTGACAAAAAATACTATAATTATTTTAGGATGATAATATAAATGCCAAATTGGAAAAAATTTCAAAAAGTAGTAAAACAAATGATTGAAACTGATTTGGGTGGAGAGAGTTGTACAATAACTATACCAGCTACCATATCATACGATTATGATGATGGAGAAATTATATCTGGAGAAACAGAAACAAGTTTTAAATCAGCTTTGATAAAAACAAATAAAGATGATTTACAGGATATGCCAGAAGGTATTAAAGAAAAAGTACACAAAAAGATTTTTACGGTTAATCCTATAATAAAAGTAAATAAAATAAAATCAGATTTTGATGGAGTTGAATATAAGGTTATAGTACCTAGCGCAGCATATCAAGCTGGTGGATTAGTTCATGCATATGTAACTTATCTTAGTAAAATAGAGGTTCAATCATGAACATAAATTTAGTTAAAAAAGCTATATCTTCATATGTTTATGATTTATTAGTAACTAAATATCCACAATATTTTGGGCTTCAAACATTTATTAATGAAGAAGGAACAACTATAAACTATCCAAATGTATATTGGGCTGGAACAGTTGTTTATAGACCAATAGATGCAACTGAATGTTTTTTAGATATAACTAAGGCTGAGTCATTAGTTTTTGGTATAGATGGAAAATTTTATAAAGGTACTGACGATAAATATTATATCGAAGAAGAAGAACCGATACTAATAACAGTCAATATAGCTGTTACATCAATGAAAAATACAAAACTAAACTTAAACGATTTTAAGGCTCAAAATCTTGTAAGCGAAGTTTCTGCATATATAAGAAATAGACTAAAGTCTGGCTCGGCATTAGAATATTTTGGGTATGATAATACTATTTATACCCCAATACAAGTTCTATCATCTGTTGGTGATATGACTGAAGTAGAGGATGTAAGTTATTTTGAGGAAACTCAAAATAGATTTACTGGACAATTTAGTTGTAAGTTTAGATACTCTGAAAAAGGCTCTAGAGAAGCTAAAGTAGCAACTAATGTGAATGTTAATTTAACCGAATTAACATCAAATACAGTCATCGACTTTAATGTTGATGAATAAAAATTAAATTAGATAACAAATAGGAGGTAGCTTAGATGAGCACCGATATAGATAATATTATTATAGTTAATGAAACTGAAATAATTACAACAAGTATTGATGGTTATTTCAAAAATATTGCTATTATATCAGAATTTGAAAATGCTGCTTTATTAGACAGTCATGTATTTTCAACTGATGGATATGAAGAGTTTACTACTTTAGCTGGAATAGCTGAAGTATTCCCTACAACTCACGAAGTTTATAAAATAGCAAAGAAATTATTCGCTCAAAAAACTAATACTGGTGTAAATAAATCAGCTATGCAAAAATTAGCTGTTTTACAAATAAAATCAACAGATTCCAGCATAGAAGCTGGTTTAACAAGAATAGCATATGGAGATGCTTATCAATTTATTTTGGCTTCTGAGGATAAAGAAGATATATTAAGTGCTTCTGAATATTTCTTAGATAAAAGAAAAATATTGCATTGTCAAACTTCTGATGCAGATGTATTGACTGATACTGCTGGTAATATAGCAGAAACATTGCATGATGGCTCATATAAAAGAACAGCATTATGGTTCCATGAAGCAGATGAATATAGTTTAGCTGGCGCTGTATCCGCAGTATTAGCTTGCGTAACGCCTGGTAAAAATAACGGTAAATACAATAAAGTATCTGGTATTACTATCGATACATTTGCTGATTCTCAAAAAGCAAAATTAGATGGTAACTTTGTAAATTATTATACATATTTTATTGGACAAGCTGGCTCATATATGACTAGAAGCTTAATTGCTTCATCATTCTTGGCTGATGGTACAAAAATACAGAAACAAATTATTCTAGATAGAATTATATTAAACCTACAATCTGCTGGTATGGATGCATTACAAATGCAAATAGGCTATGATGATAGAGGTGGAGCTATATTAGAAGGTAAATTATGTGCAGTTTTAAGACAACTTCAAAATGAAGAACTTATTAAAGCAGATAGTTTAGATGATGAAGGTAATAAATTGACAGGACAAAAACTAAATGTTTTAACTGTAGCTCAAACAAAGAAAGACTATGCTTCATTATATGCAACACAAATATTTGTTGCTTCTGCTTTTGTTTATTTAGACTTAAATGCAGATGCTGTACAAATAAATCTAGGTTACGAAGTTTAATAGTTAAATAAAATAAAGAGGTACAATATGTCTACAATCGACCCAAAATATATAGCAATATCTTACGATGGATATTCTATTGCACCAAAAGAATTTGGTGAAGCTGATATTGAGGTTAATACTGGTGGAGAAACTTCTGAGGTTAAAAAAGGAATATGTGGTGGTTCAATTACTGAAATCAAATATGATAAAGTAGATACACTTACATTTACTCTATTGCCAGATGCAGAAAATTCATTCAGATTAGAAGAATATCATTCTATCGCAAAACAAGTAGAATGGATTATTAAAGATACTAATCCATCTAAACAAAGAAGTTGGACATCAAACGCAGGACAAGTTAAATCTTATGATGCAGTACAATTGACTAAAGGTCAAGGTTATGCATTTACTGTAGAGTTTGAAGAAAATTTAAAAATCGGATAATAAAAATATAATAATAGATTACTAATTTAGAGGTGGGGTTATATGCGCTACCTCTAATATGTAATTGACACACAACACTTTAAAGGAGATAAATAATTATGGGAATGCCAAAAACAGAGGTAAAAATAGGTTCTGACAAATATAGTTTTTACTTAGTTCCAGCCAGAGAAGCATATTTAAAGATAGCTAAATATGGTGGAAACTTTTCAAAAATGGTTACATCTTTACTTCAGCATGATACCGATTCTTTTAATGAAATATTAGATAAATTATTAAATGAAGATGAAATAGTTGATTTATTTGAAACATTTATTGGAAAAAGAGATTTATTTTGTAATGGTAATCTAATTAATAATTTAGATGAACACTTTGCAGGGCATGCCTCAGATATGTATAAATTATTGTTTAAGGCTATTGAGGCGAATGACAAAGATTTTTTTACTTCCTTGCCTACGTTGATAGAGAATCTAGTAGGGAAGATAACAGAAAAACTACAAGCCAACTCATTGCCGAATCAAGACGAGATAAGCAACGAACAGAACAAAGAGACGATAGAAGCTCTGAACAATCTGGCGAAGAAAGCAAAAGAGGGTCTTGGCTCGATAGTTTAGATTATTTATCTAATGAAGAGAAATTTTTTAAAGGTATTGTTACATTAATATCAAGACAATACCATAAGCAACCTTACGTAATAGAAGGTTGGACATTACCAGATATAACATTAATTATGGCATCATTTTTTGAAGAATCTAAAGAAAATGAAAAAATGCAAAAAGAGTTTGAAGCAAGTATGGCTCATAACGAATAATATTAGAGAGAGTTTTTATAAATGGCAAACATAATAGATAGTTTTTTAATATTATTCAATACTCAAGTTCGTGGTAATGGAATACAACAAGTAAATAAACAAATAGCAAGTACGACTAAGAACATGATGGGCGCAAATAATATGCTTAAAATGTTCTTTGGATATGATTTATATCGTTTTGTTCGTCAGCTAGTTCCAGACCTCATAGCAACCTCTCAACAGTTAGGTGCAATGGAGTCTCGTTTTAATGCAGTTTCTACATCGGCAAGAGCTGGTGCAGAAGAGTTAAAATGGGTTGGAGACCAAAGTAAAAGATTAGGTTTAAACTTTTTAAGAACAGCAGATGACTATTCTATATTCTATGCTACTGTATCAAAGAATATGGGGCAAGGAACTACTAGAAAGGTATTTGAACAATGGGCGGAGGCTTTTCGTGTACTACACATAGACCCAGAAAGACAAAGTAGAGTTCTATATGCCTTACGAGAAATGTCTTCTAAGGGCAAAATTTATATGCAAGATTTGGCATTACAGTTAGGTAGTGCTGTTCCAGATGCTATGAATTTAGCAGCAACATCTATGGGCTATGTAGGTCCTAAAGCTGTTGAAAGATTTAGAAAAGCTATTAAAGATGGAGCTATAGATGTAAAGAAATTTATACCTATGTTCTCTGAGGCTGTAAATAAACAGTATGTATCTTCTCAAGCATTATCGTATGCTATGAGTAAGCCAGATGCACAAATACAACTTTTAACTACTCATTGGCAAATGTTCCAAATGGCTATATCTAAAGGTGGATTTGAAAAAGATTTAGTTAAAACTTTAAAATCTGTAAACTTTCTACTTGGTGGATTAGAGAAACATGGCGCAACTATATATAAGAGCTTAAAGCTTATAGCTGGTATTCTAGCTGTATCTGGTGGACTTAAATTAATCGGATGGTTAGGTCAAGCACTATCTATTGTTACTCGTATGAGTGCTATAATTGGTGCTGGTAAAATCATGAGATTAATACCAATTTTAATGAAAGCACTACCTATATTGGCACCACTTATTGGATTACTTACTACTCCAGTTGGATTAGGAATAGCTATTGTTGCAGGATTAATTTTTGCAGGAAAATGGGTATTAGATAAGTTCTTTCCAAATGTATCTAAAGCATTAGGAAATATTTGGGATGGATTAGTATTAAGAATAGAAGCTTGGTGGATTGGATTCTCAAATGAATTAAGAAATAGTCCTATCGGAAAATGGTTTGATGAGCAAAATAAAAAGAATGCTCCAAAAAATAAAACAAATCAAATTGGTGGCGGATTATATAATAATGTAAATGGACATCCTATGATGTTTGGTGTAGAATTAGTTGGACTTAGACAAATGATGGGTCATGAGAAATTAACTCGTGGAAATCCTACTAAACCAATAAATTTTAATACAACAAACACTATTAAGCCAAATATAAATATAACTGTTCAAACAACAGGAGATACTCCACAAGAAATGATACAGGCTATTCAGGACGGTACTTTAAAAGCTACTAACGCAGTAACTAAAAAAATATGGGAAGCTATTAATCATAGTAATATAAATAGCAGACCTTCAAAATCAAACTATAGTAATATATTACCTTTAGCTACTAAATTTTAGGATAAATTAATTAAATGGAAGATATAAATATAGATAATAATTCATATCTAATGATAGTATGGGGAGATACCTCTAATCTAAAGGTTGCTGATTATAGTGAAGTAATTAAAACAAATACTACTAACTTTTTAGATAATACTATTAATATAAATGGAATAGGTAAGGCTTTGTTGGCTGGATATAATAGTCCACTAGCACAATCTTTAGCATCTAAAGCATTGCCAAAATCTACTTTAGGAAGAATAAACTCGTCTCTCTATGATATAGTTGCTGATGGAAAAATAAGTAATAGAGAAGTTGCTACTGATTTTATATCATCATGTAATGGTGAGTTAGATAATGTAGCTATTCAATTAGGATTACCTAGTGCATCATCTTTATATTCTGCAATAATGCCAGATGGAAGTGGGGTAATAGCTACTGATTTCTTAAATGGATTTGCTAAATCAGCAGTTAAAATATCTGACGATACATTAGCTCAAGAAAATGAGAATAAAGTAGCTACAAGAGTATTAAAACTAAAATTAGTTATTGGTGGAAATGAGTCTTATTCTTCAGAACTACCTAAAAGAAGAACCGAAAAAGGTTTTAACTATGTAGATTACGTTAATAATAACGAGCCATCTTTTGACTTTACTACTATAATTGGTGGTGTGGGTCATAATATGTATGATATGAAAGATGCTCTAATAGAAATTAGAAATTCTAAACTTCCATTTGATGTATATATAAATGATTCTGTTAATAAAAAACAATATCATTATAAAAATTGTTTATTTGAAAATTTAGATTTTGATACAGATAATGTATCTGTAAATTCAAAACAGTGTACTATGGCATTTGAACAAATACCAGAGAATACCATAAAAACTACTAAACTTACAGGAACATCTACTACATCTAAACGCAAACAAAGTGGAAGTAAAAAAAGGATTAGTTCTAATACTAAAAATAAAACTAGGGTTCAAGGTAGTGTAAAAAAAACATTTACTGTATCTGAAAAGTTTAAAATAAATGGAATTAAGGATGTTATATCATCTAAACTTAAAAATAATCCATCTTATAATCCATTAAAAGACCCAAGTATGAATAAAAGAGCTAGTCAATTAGGTACAACTTTATCTTCTCTTGGTGTAACACCTAATAGCGCAGGAAGTGATTATTAATGAGTTTATTAAAAATAGAAATACCAAATATATTTGAAAATCCATACGTAATATTGCTTCAAGAAATAGGTGAAGAAACTTATTATTTTGAATATTATTGGAATATTAGACATGATAAGTTGTATTTATCTATATATTTATTAGATAATGATACTAAGATTTATTTAGTTAAAAGTGTTTTACTTTTAAATGATGTAGAAGTATCTAGATATATAATTAATGATAGATGGTCTGGTGGATTGTTTTTTACATCTGATATTAGTGTTGGAACTGAATATAATATAAAATCAGTATCTAGCGATTTTTATCTTTTATATAATAGTGAATTTTTAAGCAAACATGAATAAATTAGAAACTAAAATTAAATTAGAAATAATCGGTGCAGACATAGTTGTAGAAGATTTAGATATATCTGTAGAGCTTAAGAAAACAAATGAAGCTACTCCAAACTATTGTACCGTAACTATATATAATTTATCTGATAATACTAATAATAGAATTAAAGACTATGCTACTGGAGCTAGAGTTTATATCTCTCAAAGTGGTTCTGATAGTTATGAATTAGTATTTGAAGGAAATCTTAGAGATTCTAAAAAGTTTAAGAAACCAGCTAAAGCTAAATCTAAATATACTAAAACTGGTAAGTTAAGAAAAATAAAAAAATCTACCGTAGCCCCTAAATATAATTCTCCATCTGTTACTACAGAATTTGATGATACAGACGTAAGAACTATAATGGAACTTCAAGATGGTAGAAAAATAGCTCTATTAGATACATATTTTAGTAAATCTTATTCTGGTAAGATTACTAATAGACAAGTTATAAATGATATATTAAATAATTTTAGAGCCAATAGTATTCCAATAGGAAAAATAGATACTCCAATAGAGATAGAGTATAAAAATGGTAAAGTATTTCATGGTTCTGCTGTAAGTATATTAAGAAGTTTATGTTCTACCGCACACGCTAGTTTTTATATTAAAAATGGTGTAATATCAATAACTAATGGTACGTCTGTACCTCAAGCATATGTAGTATTATTAGACGGTACTAATTGTGCTAGACCAGAAGAAGATACTAATAAAGAAATTAAAATAGATGGTCCACTTCTACCTACATTGAATCCTAACGATTGGATAATGTTAGATTTTAAAAATGTTAAAGGCGCTCATAAGATATATAAAATAGAGAGTAAATTTGATAATTTTGGAGAAGCTAGTGGGTCCGACTTAGTAGTTAAGGTAAATTAATATGGCAGAATTTCAAATAGGATTAACACATCAAGAAAAATATGAAGAGCCACAAGATTTAGCTACTGTACTATGGTCTAGATTTAATGATTTAAAACATGATATACATGTTCAAAAAGCTTGTAAAGTAGTAGAAGTTAATAGTGGTGGAAATCAAGTATCATTACAGATATTAGATAAAGATTCTGATGGTATGGGTAATATAATAGAATACCCTATTATACCAAATGTACCTATTAGACAACCAATGGAGTCTGGTTCAGCTTTTATAAGGCTTCCTGTCCAATTGGGGGATGTAGGAACGATTGAATTTTTTGATTCTTCTGTTGATGATACGATAGTAGATAGTGTATATTCTTATTCTTATGAAGAAGATTGGCATAGCTTATCTGATGGATTATTCACAAATGGATTCTTACCTAATAATAAATTAATAGAAATAGACCACAATAATCCAATTACTATTGGAACCAAAACTGGAACATTTACATTTACAGTTAATTCATCTGGACAATTAACAATAACATCCCCAATAGTAAATATAGTTTCTAGTAGTGCTATAAATATAACAGCACCAACAACAACTATAACTGGCGATTTAAATGTAACAAAAACTATTACAGCAACTACCGATGTTGTAGGTGGTGGTAAATCGTTAAAATCACATACTCATCCATATACAGATGATGGTTCTCCTATGAATACTGGAGCGCCAAATTAGATAATTTTACTATTGTAAAAATATATAAAAATAACTATAATTATTATAGCAAGGAATAAGAACTTGAAAACTTTAAAATTAGATTTTATAAATAAAGATGTAATAAACGAATATATAAACAATAAAGAAAGAGTATTACAGCAAATAAAACTAGCTGTACAAGTATGGAAAGGTGATTGGATGCTAGATGAAGAATTTGGTATTGATTATGATTCTTCTTGGGGTAATACACTAACTATGTCTACCTATATTCAATCTCAAATTAAACAAGTATCTGGAGTTTCTAGCATAATAAGTTTTTCTATTGAAAAAAATACAATTGAAGAATCTAATATAGAATACTTTGTTGATGCACAAATAAGTTTTGAAAATGAAATATTAATTATTTCTGAAGGAATATAGTAGTATGCCTATACAATATGATGAAAATGGAATAGCTATACAAACTCTTTCTGAAATACTTGACGAAAGAGAAGTTGCTTTACAATCTTTTTTAGGTTCTGATTTTATAGTAAGTGGAGATGACCCTATTGGAAATTTGCAATTAGCAGATGCAGATAGAGAGTTATCAATCCAAGAATTAATTTTATATCTAGTAGTACAAATGAATCCAGATACCGCAGAAGGTATTTGGCTAGATTTTATTTGTGCTTTAAATAATATATATAGAAATGCGCCAACATATACAGAAATACCGATAACTGTTACTGGATTAGAAAATACTGTTATAGATGCGGGATTATTAACTATTGTTGATGAAACAACTAATAGATATTATATAAATAAAGAATACTTTGTAATAGGTTCTGTTGGTACTGTAGATACTACATATGATGCTATATTTAGATGTACAGATTATGGTGAAGTTCAAGCTTCTTCATCTTCTACTTACACTATTAAAACACCTATAAGTGGAATTACATCTGTAGAATATACTTCTGGTGGAACTACAGAAATTGGTACAGAAACAGAAACAGATTCTTCTTTAAGAGCAAGAAGAGAAGAAGAAATAGAATTAAGGGCTAGTTCTACATTAGCCTCAATTAAAGCAGTAGTATATGAGGTTCCAGGTGTTGATTTCGTACAATGTTATGAAAATGATACTAATGGAACAGTCGATAGTATTCCAGCGAAAGCATTTGAAGTAGTAGTTAAAGGTGGTATAGATTCTGACATAGCACAGGCTATATTAAGTAAGAAACCATCTGGCATACAGGCTTATGGAACAACAACAATAGCTGTTTCTGATTCAGATGGAAATAGTTTTAATATTGGACTTACAAGAGCTACAGACATTCCTATTGAAATAGAAATAACAGCTCTAGTATCTAGTGTTCAAACAGCAGAATGGGAAACTCAAGTTAAAAATGCTATCGTAAGTAAATTTACAAGCACATATGATGTGGGAGACGATATTTATGTTTATCCATTATATAGTGCTTTAAATAGTTATTCTGAAATATTAAATATCACAGTATTCCAAATGCAAAAAGTATCAGATAGTGGATTATGGGATGATACAGTAGTAATAGCAAAAAGAGAAGTTGGAACATTATCTATAGATAACATATCGATAACACAAATAACATCTTAATAGGATATAATAATGTATCAAATTGATAATCATGAAGACTTAGCGCAACAAGCAGTTGTACCATATTTATTATCTTTTAATAAAATACAAAATTTAGCTAAACATTCTGGAACTAGAAATCAATATATAGAAGATGTAATTTGGGAATTAGCTCATTCTACAAATATAGAAACAGCAAATGGAATATGGTTAGATTACTTAGGTAAAAAGGTTGGAAAAACTAGAAGTTATTTCCCAGCTCCTACAGATGGATTTACATTTAAAGGAACTACTGACCAAGGATTTGGTGCTGGTAAATTTTTATCACCATATGGTATTGGGGCTACAAAACTTTTAAGAAGTAATGCTGATTATAGAAATGCTATAAAAGCTAAAATAATACAAAATAATACTAACTGTAATTTAGCAGATTTAATATATGCATGTAAATTATTATTTAATGCATCATTAGTTCTTATAACAGAACAATATCCAGCAGGAATAGATACTATAAATCTTTATGGTTCTGCATTATTGGAATCAACAGATGCATATAATTTATGCAAATTAATGATGCCAGCAGGAGTTAGTCTAGGTAGTATAAACTTTATATATTTAAATAATTTATTTAAAAATAATGCATTTATAGTATATGATGAAAGTGGAGATATAATACCTTCCACTGATGACTTTACTTTAAGTTTTACATTTACTCCAGATACACTAACATCTAGCGATATACCTTTATTAAGTCAAACTACAAGTTTAGTAACTGCACATAATTCGGTAATGCTAACATATAATAATGTAGATGGAATAGTATTTAGCGCATCGCCTGGCTATTATAGTGATGACTTAGGTAATTATTATACGGATGATTCTGGAGATTTTTATACAGATAGTTTAGGTGCAATAGTATTGTCTGGCGGAAGTATAAATATAAATGAACCAAACAAGGTAAGAGTAACTAGAGTTGGAGATGATTTTACACTATATGTAAATGATTTGGAAGTAGCAAGTAATACAGTTACAGATGTAGTTATAGAGAATAATGAAATATCAAAATTATTCTTAGGATGCTCATTGAACTCATTTTATAATTCTGGTTCAATATATAATTTATTATTATCAAATGATAGTACAAGTACAGTTTTAATAAATGATAGTTTAAAAAATAAAACTATTGGTACAAATAATGGGGTTAGGTTTATATAATGGTTAGATTCGATTCTAAAACAGCAATATCAACAATTAATGGAACTGAAATAATTCCAATTACAGACGATGATAGTGTTGATAAAAAAATAACACTAAATCAAATAAAAACATTTACTAATACTGGAATAGATTTAAGTGGTAAACAAAATTTAATAACATCACCAACAAACAACCATGTAGTATTAACTAATGGTTCTGGTCAAACAATAGATAGTGGAATAGCTTCTACTGCTTTAACTACTCAAGGAAATACATTTAATGGTGTTTCTCAATTGGTACAAACAGATTCTTCTGGTAAATTACCAGCTATTGATGGTTCATTATTAACTGGTGTTGGTGGAAGTTTAAAATTAGATGCTAGAGGCATTATAAGTTCTGGAACTACACTATTAACTAATTATGTAACTACAGCTCATATATCTGCAACATTAGCAATAACATTACCAACAACTTTGAGTGCTGGTGTAGAGAATATCGTAGTATTAGATTTTACTACATCTTCTGCATCTCAACCAACTATAGTATCTACAAATCCTTTAAAATGGTCAAAGAATAATGGAGGAGTACCTCCATCTGCTTATTCAAATCTTACTTCTGGTGCAAAAACTATTACTGGAGCAACTAATGCTAATCCAATAGAAATTACATCTGCTAGTCATGGATATGTAACTGGAGATGTTGTAACTGTTGCAAGTGTTGGTGGAAATACTAATGCTAACGGAACTTGGATAGTAACTAAAACTGGAACAAATACATATACATTAAATGGCTCAAATGGTAACGCAACATATACTTCTGGCGGAACATCAACTCATTATCCAGTTAAAAATTTATTAATTTTTAAAACTCATGATGGTGGAATAAATTGGGAAGCTGAATACACATATTATGGCGGAATAGAAGTAGCATTTACAAGACCAAATATTAGTTCAGATGGAACTATGGGTGGAACAACATTTGCTGTAAGACATAATAAAGTAGCTACTAATGCTCTATATCTAGCATTTGATGGAAGCGCAGGAACCTGGTGTTATTTAGCTGCTGCACCAGTATCATCTGGTAATATAGATATGTATTATCCAGAACCATTTAAAGTAACTACATTTTATTCTGACTCATATTCTGGAGATGTTCAAATAGCAGCAGGAACACTATATGCTAGTAATGACGACAGTACGTACGTATCATTGGGTGCATTTACTATGACAATAATTGATGCTGGTCATGGATATTTTAACGTAGGTTCTCCAAATTTTTATAAATATTATAGAATTAGTTATACTGCAATGACAGGTGGGTATGGTCCTCAATTACCTGAAATTAGATGGACCGCTACTAAGATGTCTGTATAGGAGATAATAATGGGTGTTTACGCAAAAATAGAATATAATAATAATTTACAAAAATATGAACTAATTCCAGCCTATAATGGATATAATGGAATAGTTAGTTTAGCTGAAAGTCCAGAGCTTTGTTTAGCTAATGGATTTACAGAATATACTACCGATGAAATATCTGGATATAACTCTGGTTCTCATATTATAAATGCTGAATTACAATTAGAAGATATATCTAGTAATGTAGATTATATTACAGCTCAAAAAAATCTTAGAAAATCTCAACTCGCAAAAGAGTATGCAAGTAAGTTTTCTGAATTTGATACTATGTGGTCAAGAAATGTTAATTTAGGTAAAAAAACTACTGCTCAATATACAACTGCAAGAAGTGCAATGCAAGCAGAATTACTAACTAAACTTTCGGAGGTTTAAACATGGAAATCGGAGACAACATCCCACAAAAGGTTGTGGACCAAGCTACAAGTGGAATCTACTGGTGTTACTTATGTGATACAGAATTAGATTCAAATCATTGTTGCACAAACGAGGAATGTCCTTTATATGGCATACCACAAGGTTAATTAGGTTATAGGAACATTATGAATACTTATATAATATTAATATTTTTATTTATAATGTTTTTAATTGTATTACAAGTTATAAATTTTGCAATACAAATATTTATTATATTATTACTTAAAGACTTCATGAAAAGTAGAGATGTTAAAAGTGATAAAACTTTAGATAAAACTAAAAAAGAGGTTGGTTTTGGCAAATAAGAAAAAATATATTATAAAACAAAAAAATTATGCAACCACATTAAATGGCACTAATTCAAACCAACAAAACTCTATTATATTAGACGAAAAGTCTCTAAATAATGTTGGCGGTATATATCAAGAAAACTATATTAAACAATATTCTTTTAATCCATTTCAACCATTTGAAACAAAGATAAATACACAATATGGCGTTATAAAAATAAAGAAAAAATAGGTATATAAATGTCTAATTTAAATCAACAAAATCAACATACGATTACTGGAATAACAATATCTCCAGAAAAAATACCTTATGGTCAGAATAATATTAGTTCTATCGACCCAACGCCTGGCATTATAATAGCAATATTATTTATATCTTTGTTAGGTTTTATTATATATAAATGTGATTATTGGACTAAAAAATTTTATGAACATAAAGTTGAAATGGATAAATTATCTTTAAATAATAAAGATATGCAAAATTTTACAAATATAATATAGGAATAATTTAATGTCAAACATGAGACCAGAATCATTTTATATATCTCAGGGAGTAGTCAATGGACAAAGTTATCTTGGATATAAAACTAAATATGTAAAAGATGGAGGTACCGAATATTTTGGTTATGCTCCATGTGGAACTTTAACTAGTGAATCTATTTGGACTATTAAAAAAGTAGTATCTACATCTACAACTACAGATGTTACTTGGGCTAATCTAGGTGAAAATAATGCAATTTGGGATAACTATTTAACACTAACTTATTCATAGGTAAAATAAATAATGTCAAAATTTAAAATAAATCCAGTAACTGGCAATCCTTTTGATATGATTGGAATAGATATTGAAGAAATAGATATGGGAAGTATTCCAGTTAGAACTGCTGATGGTTGGGGCAGTTTAGTTCCATCTGAATCTGGCTCTGATGCAGACATGTTTAAAGCAACATATGATACTAATAATAATGGTATAGTAGATAATTCTGAAAAACTTGGAAATAATTTACCAGCATATTATGCAATAGAAAGTCAGGTAGTGCATAATACTGGAAACGAAAGTATAAATGGTATAAAAACATTTAATAATAATATAAATGTTAATGCTATTCAATACGATACTACTCCAACAGTAACTACCGCAGTTGAGGGTTTAAGTTATTGGGATGGAGAGTCTGGCACTCGAAAAACTGTAATGAAAAATACAGAAGTAATACTAAATGATGGTCAAGAGCTTTATGTTCCATATGCAAAAAATGGAGAAAGTGTTACAATAACTAATGGTACATTAGTTTATGTTTTCGGAGCTACTGGAAATAATCCAGTTATGAAAATAGCTTCTAATGACAATATAGATACCGCATGCTGTACTCTAGCAGTGGCTACACATAATATATCTCCAAATGAGCATGGTTACTATACTATTCATGGATTAGTAAATGACGTAAATACAGATAGTTTTACTGCTGGAGATAAATTATACTTAGGATTAAATGGTCAACCAACAAATATAATTCCATCAAATAATGTTAAAGTAGATATTGGATATTGTATAAGAAAAAATACTAATAATGGAAGTATTTTTGTATCAATTGCTAATGATTTTCATGAGAACATATATGTACCTCAAGATTTATTAATAAAGTGTCCAGTAAATAAAACATTATTATTAGAACATAAGGTATGGGATGATTTAAATTTTGACCCAAATGTATCTGGAGGAAATCCTTCTACATTGCCAGATAATGTAACAATAGATAATTGTTTTTATAAAGAGTTTACAAGTTCTAATAATCAAACTTGTGGTTCTGCAAATGAATTACCACATACGACATATATTGGTGGTGATTTAAATATATATCCACATTTACATATATTTTTAAAAAATGGAGAGAGTGCAGGAACTACTGGAGTTCAATTTACTGTTTATTGGGCTATGAGAGAAAATGGAACAAAAATAACTGGTTCTACTATATTATCTGCAACATCTGCTGAATTAACTACAAGCCCAAATAGTTTAGGATTATATAATTTAGCTGGATTTGCTGGTCCAACACACATTGGTGCACAACTAGCATTAAGAATAGCTAGAACTGGCGGTAATGCAGGAGATGTAGTAGTTATGACTTATGGTATACACTATCCTATCGACACTATTGGTTCAAGACAATTAGGAGCAAAATAATGATAGTAAATAAAATAACTGGATTAATTCATAATAATAATTTATTTAAAAAAAATGATAATAAAAATGTTATTGCCGATAAAGTAAATAGCAATAAAAGATTATTAAATGATGAATTTATAAAACAAAATAAATAAAATTACACAAATAAGGAGATTAAATTATGGGATTATTTACAAAAATTAAAAGCTTATTTATTAAGGCTAAGAAAAAAATTACCGAAGTTTCGCAGACCCTAGAAGGTTTTGTGGGAGACCATAAAGAGCAAATAGTAAAAGCTATGCAATTAGCAGATTTAGCTTATGATGCATTCGAAGGGCGTTCTAAAATGGTTGCTGTTATATCATTTTTTATTACAGGAATTAACGCAAGATGTGGACAAAATTTTAATGCAGAACAATTAGGCACTGAAGCTACAAAAGAACTTGAGGAAAAATTTCAAGAAGTATATAACAAATTAAAAGCGTAATTATAATAGGAATATAAAATATGTACCCAACAAAACCAACTGGCGATAATGTAGTATCTGAAAATTATATTTTTGCTTTAAATAATATATTAAAATCTCCTATGAGTTCTGATGAACTATTAGAAGGATATAATAATAAAGGTGAGTCAGAAACAGAATTAACATCTATTCCTGATGCATCTAAATTTAACTCATTTCTATATCAAATGCACAATACATTAGTTTGGGTAATTGGATATATTACGGAGCTTTATAATGCTAAAGTAGAGAAATCTGGTAGCACTATGACAGGAACATTAGCTATGGGTAGTAATAAAGTTACGACTACTTATGTTCCAGTAAACAATGAAGATGCAACAAACAAGCTATATGTAGATACTGCAATAGCTGGAAATATATGGCTAGGTGAAATTAAAACTCTTTCATATCCATCTATTCCAACACTACCAGCAGGAATGGAAATAATTCCATGTGATGGTAGAGAATTGTCTAGAAGCACTTACTCTGCTTATTTTTCTTTAGTTGGAACTACATATGGCGTAGGTAACAATAGCACTACATTTAATGCCCCAGATTTAAGAGGTTTAACTGTTCGTGGATGGGATAATGGTAGAGGCTTAGACCCTACAAGAGTATTCGGTACTTATCAAGAAGATACATTAAAGTCTCATAGACATTTAAATGGCGTATCTAATGATGCTACTTATGGTCCATTTCCATATGGTGGTACAACTACTGATATGCCAGGTCAAGCTACTACTCAATTTGGAGATGCTGCTGGTGCAATGAATGCTCAAGGTTATACAGCATATACTGGAGATACAGAGACTAGAATGAAGAATATAGCTATGTATCATGTAGTAAGAGTAAAATAATGTATATCGAACAAAAGATAAAAGATATTCCAGATTTACAAATAGGTGATGGTAAAGAAGCTAAACAGTTTGAACTTAAATATAAATTTAAATCTTTAAAAGATTGGTTTATAGGTTTTATTATAAGATTTTAATCAGGTATTAAATATGACGGAAGTAATATATAATAGAGAATATTTGAAAAATGCAAGTAAGAATTATATATCTAAACATTTTACTGTAAAAGATGTTTGTTATAGCGATACTGCTTTAGCTAAAAAATTAGATAATATTCCATCTATATCAATAATAAATAATGCAAAATTACTTGCTGATAATATTTTAGAATCAATAGTAGTTTATTATAGTAAAATGTTAAATGTACACTGTATGTATCGCTCGTTAAGGGTCAATGAATCTGTTGGAGGTGTAAATACATCTCAGCATTGTTTTGGTCAAGCTTGCGACTTTACAATAGATAGTATAAATAGTAAAAAAATATTTAATGATATAATATCTGGAAGAATAAAGCATAATGGAGTTCCAATAAAAAATATATTGGACCAATGTATATTTGAAAATAATGGAGCATGGATACATGTTTCATTTGATAAAAATAAAAGTAGAAAACAATTTATGACCGCTTTAAATGGTACATATAAAAATGTTTATAAAGAGATAGTTTAGAGAGGTATGAATTTGTGGATTTGGAATATTTAGTAAATAATGCTCCATCGATAATATTGATGGTTGTTGTATTAGGATTTGTAGGAAAATATTTATATGCATCTAAATCAGATGTAGCGAAACATGAAGTAGATATGAATAACATGTCATCTAAAATAGACGGTGGATTTCATTCCTTAGATATGAAAATAGTTACTGCAAATAACTCTAGTATACAAAGTTTTGCAGAAAGAATTAGTTTACAATCTAAAGAAATAATGGATACTGTTTACCAAAAGTTTCTTACAAAAGAAATGTCGGAAAAGAATGAGCAAATGCATAAAGAAGCTGAGTGTCGTAGAGACCAAAAGATAGAAAAATTAGAAACTGGTTTAGAATATATTCGCCAAAAAGTCGATAAAAATGAAACAGATAATCAAGTTAATGCTGAAAAAATAGATAATATTTTAGAAATAGTAAAAACTCTAAGCAAAGAAAAATAATAAAAGAAGACACACTTTATGAATAAAAATGATACTTGCATAATATTTGGCACATCACCATTTATTAGTAAAATATGTAAAGAAGACATGGATAGATTATTAAATAACTATACAACTGTCGGTATAAACTTTTTTCCAGTATTATTTAATAATGTAGACTATTGGATTTGGGCTGATTATAATGCATACAAAACATGTTATCAATACCATATTAAAGATAGTCATAAAATAATAACTTCTGAAGAAGTTTATAATAGAGAATTAAAAGATAAAAATTTAAATATAGAATATGTTTTTGATGGTCATATTGATGTGGCGCATGACATAACTAAAAATAAACTTTTAATGTTTAAAACAAGTGTTCATCCAGCAATAAATTATATGTATTTAAAAGGATTTAAAAATATATTATTATGCGGAATAGATTTAACTGAAAACTGGAATCACTTTTATGGTCTTGGAGATATAGTTAGAACTCCAGTAAGAATTAGACAGATAAGAGATAGATTGTATGAATTTAAAAAATATGTAAATTTATATAATATAAATTGTGAATCTGATTTAGAGATACAACCTATATATATTAAGGAATTATAATGGCTTTTACAATAGATAGTAATCAAAATATAACAGTATTTAAAGGTGATACAATAAGTTTTACAGTAAGATTAAAAAATGATGCAGTATTTACTACTGGAGACTATTTAATATTTACAGTTAAAAAAGAGGGTTCAAGCACTCCATTATTTACTCCTATTGAGCAATATACTTTTTCTGCTGATTTCAAAGAAGCAATAATAAATATAACCCATGATGATACAAATAAAGATGCTGGAGTTTATGTTTATACACTAATTTATAATACTTTAAATAATCAAACGCATCATTTAGTTCCAAATATTTGTGATGGAACAGCACCTACTTTTAAAATTTGCGAGGTTTAAATTGGCAGATATAGAATTTGACATAGTAAATAATAAAAATTTAGATGTTGAATTGACTACTAGTGCTGATTTTAATATAGATTTATTAGGATATATTAGTGGTGGAGTTGTAAACTTTTTAGGTTTAACTGATACTCCAAATTCATATGTATCTAAAACTGGAAATATAGTTATAGTAAATGAGAATGCAAACGGTCTTAAATTTGCAAATACTATACCGATGTCTCAAGTATCTGGATTAAATGAATTTTTAACAGATGTAGTTCATGATTCTGAATATGTCCATACTGATAATAACTATACAGATGCAGAAAAATTAAAATTATCTAATATAGAATCTAATGCACAAGTAAACGTAGTAACGGCTGTTAATTCTAAAATAGGTAATGTTGTCCTAAAAACTTCAGACATTGCCGAGGAATCCAATCTGTACTATACAGATTTAAGGTCCAGACAATCTATATCAGAAAATATAGAGGGCATAAATTATAATAGTTCAACTGGTGTATTTTCATTAACTAATGGATATATTATACCTACATTATCTAACTTTAATAACAAGGTAGATAAAGAATTAAATAAAGGTTTATCTGAAAATGATTTTACAGATACATTAAAATCTAAATTAGATGGAATAGAATCTGGCGCAGAAGTAAATGATGTTAATTCTGTAAATAATAAAACTGGAAATGTTTCATTAAGTACTTTTGATATTCCAGAAAATACTAATTTATATTATACTGACGGTAGAGTTGATTCAAGAATATCTGGTCAAAAAGGAGCTATAAACGGAATAGCTTCATTAGATGCTACTGGAAAAGTTCCTAGCTCTCAACTTCCATCTACTGGTGGAGGAATTACTTATAAGGGTACTTGGGATGCTTCAACTGGAAATTATCCAACATTAACACCTAATGATGGTGAATTTTGGGTTATTAGTGTAGCTGGAACTATAAATTCCGTATCATACTCTGTTGGTGATTGGATTATATATAATGTTGGCTCTGGTTGGTCTAAAGTTCCATCTGGAAGCGCTGTAACATCTGTAAATTCAAAAACTGGTACCGTAGTCTTAACTACTACTGATATAACAGAAGGAATTAATCAATATTATACAGATACTAAAGTAAATAATAATACTGAGGTACAAAAAGGTGTAACAGCAAATAGTTGGGGTAATCACTCTAATGCTGGATATGCTCAAGATGATGAAGTAGTTCATTTACAAAATGATGAAACTATTTATGGAAACAAAACATTTGATGATACATTATATATTAATGATAAATTAAATGTTGGCTCAGATACTTTTGATTTAACTAATCCTGAATTTTTAAAAGTTGATGGCGGAACATCTGCATCTGTTAATATTATATCTGCATATTCTAATTATGATGACTATGTACAATTAAATATTAAAAATAGTAATAGTGGAGAATACGCATCATCTGACTTTGTTGCAACAGCAGATATAGGTGAAGAGGGTGCAAACTACATAGATATGGGTATAAATAACTCAAACTATGCAAGCCCAGAATTTAATGTAGTAGAAGCCTTAGATGGATATTTATTTATTGATGGTGGTCATTTAGCTGTTGGTACAGCTACTCCAGATAAGCATTTATACTTATTTACTGGTGGCACTTTACAAGAAAATATAAGAGCTACATTAACTGATACAGATTTAACTTTAACAGTAGATATATCTGCAAATAATTTATCTGGTACTAATACTGGAGACGAAACTAACGCCACCATTAAAACAAAATTAGGTGCTGATTTAAGCAATAAATTAGATTATAATGGTAATGGTTCTAGTTTAACTGGAATAACTTCTAGTCAGATTGGAGCAGAGCCTGCAAATGCCAATATCCAATCACACATAGGTTCGGCATCGAACCCTCACGGTGTTACTAAATCACAAGTTGGTCTTGGTAATGTGCCAAATTTAGATACTTCTAATCCAACAAAT